TGAGTGGGAATCGGCCTCTCTCCTACCTCTAGAAAATTTTGTTTCTATCAAAGATGGAAAACAAGAATCGGTGAAAACAACTGATGTTTGGAAAAACACTAGAAGTTCTTTTGGAAAGATGCTGAGGGGTAGAAGAATATACAAATCATATGGCAAAAATGATGAATCTTTCAGAGGCTAAAGATGGCAGAATTTAAATCTGATAAAACTAGATTAAATTTTACATATAAAGAACAAACCAGACGTGGAAGTAGATCCAAGTCTACTTTTTTGGAGGTGCAAACGACTTTCAATGATGAGACCGGAGAAACTGTTGTAACCTCCACAAAGACAGGGAATGTGTTAGCGAGAAAATCTAAAACTGGAGATTTTGAACTGACTCAAGATGGTAAAGATATTCCCAATTTTGAAGGTGCTTTCGCGAATGATCAAAACGTGAAGGCACAGATGAGTAATCTGACACGTCAAGGTATCACAAAAACACTGAAAGAACAAGGAAAGTCAGCAGGGGCAGGAAACGCAGGAAATATAAATTCGGTAGAAGACCTTGGAAATGAAAACCCACCAAAAGAAGAAGCAGATCAACCAGAGGAAAAAGCAGGACCAACACCCACGAACAACTCAGCCACTGCATCAGGTCAATTGGGTGGAGAGGCTTCATATAGAAAGAGTTACGGAAATCTTTACTATCCAGAAGATTTGCCCGACAGTGGAATGGATGTATTGCGATTTGTCATGTATCGACACGTTGCGAATAGCAAATTAAACATCACTGGTGGCTCTGGAGAAGCATCATTATCGTCATTTTTTGACTTAGGTAGAGCAACTGAAAGATTCAGAGGTAAAAAGACTCTTGGATCGGTAATGGTTCCGATTCAAGGATCAATAAACTCAAGTGATAGTGTCAGTTGGGGTCCCAATGAATTGAATGCTTTCCAAGCATATGGTGCAAGTGCTCTGAGTGCCATCATGGGTTCTGGTCTGGATGTTGGTAAACAACTTGGAGCCTCTTTGAATCAATTGGGAAGGGATGTTACAGGAAATTCAGAGGAATTATCACAATCATTAACTTCAGCGATTGCAAGTAGAATCGTGGGTGGAGGTAGAATTTTAACCAGAGCCACTGG